ACAAAGTGTATAACCCATGGTTGTGATATGGAATTGTACATAAATTTAGCCAATCTGGTGACTTTAATCCCATGGGATTAAGACATATATTAGGCGCGACAACTCTGATAGTAATGGGGTGTTTTTGATAGTAATAGGTTGTTTTTTGTTACCGATTTTCAGGCATAAAAAAGCCCGCGCAAGCGGGCTAAACTGGACTAGGGTTGAACTACTTTTTAGCGGCCTTTTTGGCTTTCACCAGAGCCGATTTTAGTGCTTTGATTTCGTCATCTTTTGCTTTCAGATCACTAGTCAGTAATACCTCGACACCGTATTCCTTTAAGTTGTTGCGCACAACTTCCACGGCACCGCTTGAGGTAAACAAGCCTTTCAGTTGCGCTTTAAACTCAACTAGTGAAAAGATCGAAAGCGTAGCACTAGGTGTACGCGGTGTGCGACCACCACCCTCTGCGCGAGCCGTGCCAATATCCTCGCGCACCGCTTTAGCGGCCAGTGTAGCATCGTTTTTGCTCAACTTTGTCGCTTCTGTGCCAGTTGTATGCACAGGTGCTTTCCCTTTCACGCCTTGTACAGTGCGCTCAACTTCGAAGGAAATTGGCATATCAGCCGCCAGTGCTAACAGCGCGACATTACCAAAATGCTGTTTTAAATACTCAGCATTAGTCAGCTCAGTTTTATACAACTCTTTGCCATGTTTAACGACATCCGCATACATAGCACTAGTTAATCCCATGGGATTAACAGTTTTAACGAAAGCTATAGCAGCACCGCGCATACACTCAAGCGCATTGTTTGCCATGGTTACACTTTCCTTAATTTGGCCCGCAACTTTAGCATCACGCGCCGCGCACTTTGAAACTACTTCATTCATTGATTGTGCCATAATAATATAATCCTATCAGTAAGTAAGTCAGCTAATCCCATGGGATTAACTCGTTTTAGGAAAGGCTCAGTATCCCCAATCCATATAACCATTATACATGTTTTAATATTTATGTCAAATGAAGCCACCACTAGTTAATCCCATGGGATTAAAAATTTGGCGGAACCGCTCAACTACTATCACCGCGAGCGGTGAGTTAATCCCGTGGGATTACATGATAGTAGTTAGGGTTTTATAGACAAAAAAATGCCCGCACGATGGCGGGCTGTTGCGTGCGGTGGGACTAATCTCCAGACCAGAGACTCTTGTCTTCCCACTGTTCTGCACGCATTTGGGCTTTCTTGTTACGCACCATTACGATCTGGCATAGGTCGTTATCGGTCGCGCCGAATTCGCGGTACAGTCTATTCATGGCATTAGAAACCGATGTCTCTATATACTCTACAGTAGTGTGTACATAGCCGTGACCCGAGTCACCTGTATCACTGCGGGAATCGCGAAAGTTTATTTTAAAAGTATGTAAAGCCATAATCTGCCCTCCGGGCATAGGACGCATATCGCGCCAACTAGTCAATTATACGCGGGTCACAGATTTGAGCCAGAGTTACATGATAGTAGTTAAGGTTTTACAGACAAAAAAATGCCCGCGTTCTAGCGGGCTGGATGTTATCGGTCAACAATACTAAAGACTATTGTTCCGATCATAGCGATGGCAACCGAGCTAACCACAAAGAAATTGATATAGAACCAATCCGTCCCTGTGAGGTTAGCCCCGACTCCGAAGAAGCCGAGGGCTAGTAGTTCCACTATGCTGCGGCCTTCACTGGGGCTTTACGTAACTGGAATCCGTGAAGGACTAACAGTGATTTGATTTGGGCAAGCCCTTCGTCCGTCACCATTAGTTCGTTAAAGGTTACAGTCCAGTCCGCTACCTTCGGGGCTTCGGGGGTTCGGGGGGTTCGGCCGCCGCCGCTTTCGCGTGCCGTTCCATGTGCTTCGCGAACCTGTTTAGCTGCCGAGTCCATCTTATGCCTAGATAACCGTGTAGCTAGCGCTGCCGTAGTATGGTTAGGTTCCTTGTCTTTACCCATGTCAATGGATACAGGGACTTCACTACCGAAGTGGCAGACTAACAGGTTTTTGAACTGGGACTTAAGGTTGTGGTTATCCTTAAAGCAATCCACATACCGAGTAGTTACTTCATCAACCGATTCAGTTATAGGAATGGACACGTTCAATTCATCAGCGGCGAACTCTGCCGCGTCTTGCAAGTATCCATATACAGAAGCGTTTGCTGCACACGCTTCCTTTATCGCTGCTACTACCTTCGCGCTCTTTTTTACTTCGTTCATGTTGACTACTCCAGTCATACTCGGGTCGGTCTGGCAAGGTTGCCTCAACCCGATGAAGCTATTCTACCTTGTCAGTCCCGCCTGTCCACAAGGTCTTGATAGTAGTAGGGGGTATGGCCCCCAACCCCCCCACCAAAAACAACCCAATATCCGTTACTCGCATAACAAGGTCTATGTACCCGTCCCGCTCAGCCAAGAAACCTAAAATTTTTTTGTTTTTTATGGTACAGTCGACACGACAACAAATTTAAGGAGAACAAAATGGATTTTATGGGCGGCAGCAATAGGAGCAAAAACAAAATTGACAGGGCGCTTGGCGATGCACAGAAGCCGAAACCTAAACCCCCAGCTAAACCTAAACCCCCAGTTAAACCGAAACCAAAGCCTAGACCTAAGCCTAGACCTAAGCCAAAACCCCCTGCAACTCCGACAAGACGACGCAGGGTCTAAAAAACGGTCGAAAAAAAACCGGCCCTAAGTGGGGCCGGTCAATAAGCAAGTGACTATGAAGATGACCCAGACTGCCCACAAACAAATAACGGCAGCCTTCAGTTTCCCCACTTTTTTATCCCTTATTCCTCACTTACCTATTTCTTCCGCTTGCCGGGAACGCCCGCTTTACTAGCAGCCATGTTCTTGTAGTTTTCCCCAACACTGGTGCGCGCTTTGGGCTTAGGCTTAGGCACCTTCCTCTTAGCCTTAACTTCTATAGGTTTTAAGCTAGCGCCCTGAACTTTCCTTTTGACCTTTGAAACAGCATTACTAACACCTGACACCGCTTCGCGGATATTACCAACAGCGGAAGCAACTTTGGAGCCGCTACGCGCTTGGCGTTGTGTAGCTGCCGCAGTAGTAGCTGCTTTGCTAGACGCTGCGGTGGATTTCTTTAGGGCAGCAGCCTTTTTACTTCGGTTTTGGGCGTTGAGATACGCGCGCAAACCCTTGGAGCCAGTTTTCTTTTCCCACGCAGTAAGTTCTTCGCGGGTTACGGCAGCCTTCTCCTTACCATCTTTACCAGTGAACGTGGACTTACCTTCTCGTTTAGCTTGGGCGATTGTTCTAGCCATAATACTTCCCCTTAGTTATTTAGTTATTTAGTACGCTTGCTTCGGTTTTACTGGTCTTTTCTTAGCGGTAACTTTTACAGGCTTTAAGCTAGCTCTTTGTTTCTTTAATTTGGCCTTTTTTAGACCCTCAACTGTAGATTTGGCGTTCATAACAGAAGCTGCTGCGCCTGACACCGCTGCGCTAATGCCACCAGAAGCAGGACGACTGCGCGATTGACGCTGTTTAGTTGCTGCGCCAGTCGCTGCTTGACTATTCGCTGCGGTGGATTTCCTTAAAGCTGCTCGTCTAGCTTGAGGCGTCATAGTCATAATAATTTAATCCTTATCTGTTTGATTTTTGACTCGCCATGCTATGCTGCCTTAATCTCACGCTTTCTTCAAGGTAAAATCCTTGGTACACTCGCGAGAACCACCACAGACACTCTCACCCGCTAAAACGGGATAGGGAAGGAACTAGTCTTAATGCAAAACGCTGTAAAAGCAGAAGTATTCTTGCAATCTCTCGCGCTCGCTGTAGCTCGCAACAACGTGGGCGCGGCGATACCGATACATCAAGTTATGAAAAGCGAGGGGCTTACGCTCGCTGAGTACCATGACATTGAACTTAATCCGACGTTCCAGAGGCACCTAGCGAAGTACGAGCAAGAGCTAACTGACTCTGGATTCTCGTTTGAGGCCAAATGTAAGCTCTTAGCAGAGGATATGTTGCCCGGGTTCTACAATTTAGGCCGAGATATGGACACGCCAGCCCCTGTGAGGGCTAAAATCATGGAAAGCCTCGTCAAATGGGGCAAATTAGAGCCTAAAACAGACGTTATGGCGGGTGGTAGCGCAGGATTTTCCATAAATATCAATTTAACACAGCCAGAGATGGCTACGATCTCCCTTGTGCCCACTAATTCGGACGATAGTGAAGAAGGTTTGGATTTGGAAGGGGAATTTAGTGACGAAAGTGACGATAGCAGTGGTGTTTTGTCAATAAGTGACACTTTGGCGGAGCTAGAAGCCCTAGACCCCAACGAAGAATTCACTGAAACACCCGAATCCCAGCCAGAAGAAGACTTTATCCCACAACCAACTACTTTTGGCGATGTGGTGCCCCTAAGAAGGCCCGATAGCACCCAGCGAGAGATGATGCAGCTATCTGCATGGGCTAATGACTTCCTAGAAGGCGGTGACGAGGCGTCTGTGGAGCTAGAATTCACCGATAACGACTACGACGACGAGGAGGACTGAATATGCCCTCTGCGATCAATAATCCCATAAGTACGCCCAATAATCAGGTAAATTACACCCCACCACCGTCGTTAGCGCCGTTTTTGACCAGTCAGAGCTTTGTTTCGCTGATTTCTGGCCCTGTAGGAAGCGGTAAATCGTCCGCTGCCATGATGAAAATAGCGTACCACGCGAAGCAAATGCGCGCTGGGAGGGACGGAGTGAGGCGCTCCAGAGCAGTGGTGGTAAGGAATACGAACCAGATGCTCACAGACGCCACTATTCCTACGTTTATGACGTGGTTCCCAGAGGGCGTAGCGGGCACGTTTGCGCGGACAGATAAACGGTTCTTTTTACGCTTTGACGACGTAGAGTGCGAAGTGTTGTTCAGGGGACTAGATGACGCTAATGACGTTAGGCGGCTATTGTCGCTAGAAGCGTCGTTCGGCGTACTTGACGAGTATCGGGAGATTCACCCAGATATTTTCAACGCACTACAAGGGCGTGTAGGCCGTTACCCCTCGGTAGCCAATGGCGGCTGCGTCATGGAGGATGGCAGTCCGAACCACCATTTGTGGGGTGCGACTAACGCTCCAGATGCTGATACCTACTGGGAGGAGTACATGCAAGACCCTCCCATAAACGCAAAGATATTCCAACAGCCGAGCGCGATCTCACCAGAAGCAGACTGGCTGGAGTACCTAGTAGACGGGTACTACGACAACCTCAAAGAAGGTAAGACTGAGGACTGGATTGCTGTTTACATACACAACAAGTTTGGGCGTTCTTTAGCAGGAACCCCTGTGTACGACAAAGTTTTTAACTCTGGCTTTCACATTGCCAAAGATAAGCTGCTGCCTATTGAGAGCTAT